AGCGGGCGCTTCTGGAGGTTCCGTGAAGGGAACAGAGGTGACTGCCACAGATCCACAGATCGGAACGGACGCCGCTTCCACAGGGAGCTGTGCCCGGGAAACCGGGAGGGAGGATTTTTCTTCGGAAAGAAGATTTATTTCTTCCGGAATGACTGTCTTGCGCTTGGCCGCGTGACACATGGACACATATCGGATCTGGATGGAGTGCCCTGTCAGAATGCCGTACTGTTTCCAGATTCCGGCATTGAACAGCCCCGTTTCCGTACAATAGTTGATGATCCGGAGAACCTCCTCTTCCCTCATGTTCCAGTATTCCGCACAATCGAACAGCTCGTCCTGTGTGAAACGGATATAACAGCCTTCCACACGGTAGATCTCATTCAGGACATACTGGTATATCGCATAACCGGCACAGCTGTGTTCCTTTCTCAGCTTGCGGATCTTGATGTCACGGAACCGGTCCGTTTCGGCCCTGTAGTACTCAAAGCCTTTTCTGGCAATTCTTCCCATAATTATACGTTTTAAGAATTTTTTTTCAGTGTGAAACAAACAGGATTCGAACCTGTATCACCAGCCTGCATACAATGCGGTGACTTGCCTGTTAGTCCATTGTTCCGTTACGATTCTGATAAATATCTCATTAAACTATCCTTATCTCTAAAAAGTCTTTTTCCCCATTGTGGATAATTGTTTCTGGGCACACTTAGTCCATCTGACAGCTTATAAACCATAAGAAAACTATCATCAGTATAGGATATTTCGATAATTATTTTGCTTATAGTTGTATGGATAATGTTATCCCCGCTCAGATAGCATACGCTATCTCCTACGTTAAATTCAGTATCTATATTCATACCTTTTTAAGTTGTTAGCTTAATCGGATTACGCTTTGTTTCAGTGCCGAACTGATCTGGTAGAAAACCGTTTATCCTTAGCCAATATTTGAATTGTTTTAGGTTCATTATATTATTCTTTTTTACAGTTTCCTTTGCCATAGCTCATTATTTTTTATATATGAGCTGATAACAGCTTAGTGTTGATTCCTTAACTTGTCTTCTCTTGACAGACAACCATTTATTATATACATCATTTAATTTCATAATTCTTGTACTATTTTAGCATTAGTATCTGCTTTTATTATTTCCGAAAAGGAAAGTGTATCATCTTTGCGATTAAGAAGGATATACTTCTGCTTAACTTCTTTTGTTAATACATCCCCGTGATAAACATACCCCATAATTCCTCTAATCGATAAGTTTAAAAGAAGTATAGGAATTGATCTATCAGATAATTCCCAACATGATACAATATTCTGAGATGGGAAATGTTCCCAGGGTAATAATTTCGTACAACGTTGCCACCAGTCCGCAATGATCATAGATCCATTTCCGGCAGTAGGTTCATGTATACTTCCGGTTTGAGATGTTAGCAATGAACATAATACTCCCAGAGAATTTGGTGTGAAGTCCTGTTTTTTTTGCTTTCTTTCAGATAAATCACTTTCGTAAACTTCTTGAAACCAGTCATAAGACAAATCGTTATCGTTCAGTCTAATCAATTCTCGGTATATTTTATTCCTATCTTCTAAATCCATATCTAAAATTTTAGTAACGGCATTAGGTAAATCCATCAGGTCATTTATTAAAAATACCTTAAATAAGTCGTCCTTATTCATATCGTTTATCGAGCTGGTTAAGAAATGTTTTATTTATTATCTTCTTATATGAGTTTCTTTTATGAATCATAATCCGCATTCCACTCTATTGAAATGGTCGCTTTCACTTTTTTGGTGCCGTCACAGAATTTGCAAGGAATCCATCTTGATTCATTGTGTCCTGTTTCAACTAAAGAACCTCCTTGACCGTTACAACGAGGACAAGGGACATTGCGTATGTGTTTTTTTTCAGGATTTGTACCGTACTTATCCGGTTCGATATCCAATGTATATTTTAATTCACTCATTCTATTCTCCTTTCTCTTTTAAAATAAACTCGGTTCTTTCGATTCCTTTACATACTCCAGTACCATATAGTCCAGTGGTTGCGTTTTCCAGTTGATGCCAGGTCGGTTCTTGTAAAGCGACTTGATCAGCCGCTGGCATTCTTCGGGCGACAGGCCGGTGTCGAGCTTCGCCATCGGGAGATTGATGCGATCCATCGTGATTGTGGTGGCGTGTATGATCCGGGCGTTGCCTTTCCACACACCTTTCAGATAGACCTGCTTCACTGCGCCAATGGCATTCCTCACCGGCTGGTGGATCCGGATCGTGGTGAAGCAGGTGCAGTTCAGTTTGTTGTTGAAGTTATCTTCAAATTCCAATCGTTCATCCATGACTTTATAATATTTACCATTTGACTGCTTACATTTAAAGCAATATATCATCCATCTGTTATCTTTTTTATCCACCCGGCACACTGTATATCGAAACCCGCAAGGGCAAACATATATCCAGCGGCCAGGAGTCAGAGTGGTTGATTTGACTTTTACGGACATTAATCAATTGCACTCATGGACAAAGGAATGTTATGTTCTTTTCCGTTCTCATCCCGAAAAGTCGCTTCAATAAACTGGCAGGTCGGAACAGGACGGTAAGCTTCCTTTATGATTTTAATTCCGTCCATGAAATCTTCATCTCCTGATTTTATCGCGAGTTTTTCAAGTTCCAACACCTTCTGAGCTTTTAAATTACCTTTTCGGTCCTTGGCAAGAAGGCCCATAACCGTATCGACCAATGAAGCACTATTTTCATCTTTTGCAAGAGTTCGCAAATAAGCCTTTACTTTGTCTACTCCAACATTTACAGTATCGTCCCATCCTTCATTGATCCGGTTTCCTATACGGATAGTTTTGCTGCCATCAGATGTTGAGAGCGTATCGCTTTTACGATCACTTTTTACATTGAACAGTTCGTTTTTCATTTGAATGATGGTTGAACTGCTTGAAAAAATATCAGATTTTGTATCCATTAGAATAGAAGAAACATTCTGCAATTTTTTCATTGTCTCTTCAACCCATGAATCCACGATCGCTTTATAATTTTCACGTTCTTGCTGTACACGGGCTCTTTCAGCCTTGTCTTCTGCTTCCAACTGCCGACGTAATTCGGCTTTCTGTTCTTTTGTTAAATTATCCAAGTTCATAATTTTGTATTTTAATATGTTGATATTCAATTATTATCTAAAATCGTCATTTACTTCCAGAGGCTTTTCACCTTTGATGTCGAGAATCTTTTTTTCTATCCATCCGATTCGTTCGAGAGCCTTTCGGTCGTCTGGATGATCAAAAAGGTGGTCCAGTTCTTTATCGTATTCCCTTTCCAAAGTTTCCAACAGCTTCTGTTCTTCGCGGGAAAGAGTTTTTGCCGGATCTTGTTTTACTCTTGGCATAACACTAATTCTTTGAGGCTGTAGCCAGTTCTTTTCGTTGCTGCTTTAACCGGTTGTCGCAATACGAACAGACGGCCTTGAACAAATCCGGAAGTTCACAGATAGGAATGGCCGGCAGAATTCGTCCGCGACTGATAGGAAGACTCCGGATATGGCGATTGGCTTCTTCATATCCATCAATTGTATTGATGCCAATTCGGGCAAGTTGCTTGAAAATACGATGATACCAGCCTTTACGGATAGCTTTCTCGTTAAGTTCAGCCTTCAGACTGTTCATGTCTGTCGCGATGTTAACCTGCCTTTTTAAATCGATGACCAGTTCGTCATATTCCTTGTCGGAAAGTTCCGACAGGCTGATCCTTCGTCCATGATCCGCTCCGTATTTGCCAATCAGGAAGCTCTCTATCACACCACCCTTGATCGTCTCCACTTCTGAGGGATCATAGCCCGGTATACGTCTCAGATAACCGTAGAACAGGCCGGTGTTACGTTTCTTGTAGGTACGTTTTTGAGTTGTCATATCTCTGAATTTTGTAATGTTTGTCTGGAAAAATCCGTCTTGTCTCCGTGAATGAGGGATGCCGTCTCTTCATCAATATCGATACGTTCATTCTTACCTCCGCGGACAGTGGCATAGGCTGCTTTCCCCTTTACGTGAAAATAGGCATAAGCCATTTGTTTGGCTATCGTGGCCGGTGCTCCCAGTGGCTCTCCCCGTTCATCCTCATGAGCAAGGAAAACAAAAAGGACCTTCGGAAAATCTTGCAGGAGCGTAATGATGTCATCCTTCTTTAAGTCCGTATAGACTGTCAGATTATCTATAAAGATGATTTTCTCACATTTCCGGTTGTTTTTTATCTCCTCACGCAAATCATCGATAGAGACGAATGGCCATGAATGAAAATTCCGATTGGTGTCCTGAATTCCGACACGATTGACTGCCTTCGTATATGAGGATCCGGTGCCTTCCTCCGCAGATATATATAACACCGGTTCAATCTTGGAAAGGTCATTGGCAAGATTAAGGGCAAATGTGGATTTACCATTTTTTTCCTTGCCATATATGAGCCAACAACCCTTCCGTTCCTGGTCTCCCAATATCCTTTTCCATTCTCCCAAGAACGGCATGAATTTAAACCGTTGGGCATTCAGGTTACTTACTGATAATCTTCTCATGATGATACTATTCCTCATTTAAGATGAGCAATGTTTCTGCACGACGGAGGCCGGTTTCTGCTTCCTGGCTGTCAGTCGCCAGACACATGTTCACGATTTTGTTGATTTTGCGTTTGTCTTTGATGTTGACGGATAATACCGTTTCTATCAGCGTCCGGAAGAACACCGCACGATCATCCGGTGCATCGGGAACGATGTGGTTGTATTTCGAAGAGAAGCGGGAGAAGAGTTCCTTGTAGGACTGCTTCTTTGATGTCCCTTTCCCTTTCTGCAATTTGGTCCGTAGTCCGTCAGAACCCATCAGATACCATCCGCAACAGTCTTGTGTCCCGTTCCAGAATTCATGCAGCAACAAAAGGGATGAATAGGACAATGCGCCGGCTTCGTCTATGATTACGATCGGATGGGGCAGGATGTTCAGTATGTATTTGGCGGATTCCTTGATCTCTTCCAATGTCCCGTCCAGTTCCCCACCCACGGCTTTTGCGATGGCGCGGATCATAGAACGTTCCTGCCGGCATTGCGTCGCATCGATATAGAAGCAATTCTTCAAGGTCCGTGAAAGATAGCGGGCGGAATAGGTTTTACCGATTGCGCATTCATCCACAAACATCATCGATTTACTGAATTCCTTGCAGAACAGGACATCTTCCTCGATCATGTTGAAAACGTCGGTACGGGCCATGTTCCAATTGCGTTCGTTTAGGGAAACGCCAAGCTGCCTTCCTAACTCCAACCATTTACCCGGAGATATCTTCCTGTCGATATCGCCTTTCTTCAAACCGCTATATACGCTTTTGTTGATCCCGTATTTTTTTGCGAAATTCGAATCGCTACCGTCATAGCGTTCGCGGGCATCCGCAAGGGCGGAAAGGACTTTTACCTTATATTCTTCTGTTAACTCAATCATATCGTGCTATTTTTAACGTTGTCAAAATCTATCTTTTAAACTTGGGGCAAACGATTTTCGAACACTGTTCGAATCCTGTTCGATTTCCATTTCCTGATTTCTATTGTCTATTTCCAGTATTTCGATTTCTTCGGGTTCTTCTACCGCTTCATATCGTGTGAGACCAGGCATCCGGAACTTTCGGTTCAAGGTCGTTTCCCGATGATCGATGACGGTCACTTTTTCGATGCTGTGGTAACGCCGTTTGCTGTACCCCTCCAGCGTATTGCGGTACCGGGCAAACAATTCACGATTTCTGGCCTGTTCCTCCGTTTCTTCGATCTTGGCACGGGCTGTCCGGGGCTGTTCTACTAATTCACAGACCACTCGTGTCGTGTCACGCAGACAGACTATGGCGGCCAGGCATTCGCCGTTGTTGCCGTCCAGCCAGTAGATGTCAACGTTTTTACCGGCCAGAACCTGCATATATCCGATCAACTTGTCTCCGGTAGCCAATTCCCCGCCATCGGCCAACAGGAAGATGGAACTTCTAAATCGGACTTGCCCCGACATGCTGACGCTGCTTTTCGTCCTATATCCCAATGTCAAGAGGATGGAACGATACGGGATCGGACGGTTGTTTTTCGGATTTTGCTTCTCAAAAAGTATTTCCCAACGGGTTTTACCTTCATAAATACTGCATTCCATATTGTTCCAGTCTTCAATGTCCCGAAGGCTTTGTTCTACCAGTTTGTCATACGGCACTATCTCTTTTTCCTTTGTTCCTACCTGATTGGACTCGTTCCGGGCGAAAGGACGGGCGATCCATCCCGTATGCTTCTTTTCCACCTGGTAACGGAGCGGCCTCCAGTAACCTTCGCATCGTTTACTTCGTGCGCTGTTTGCCTCGATACGAACATTCTGGAACATGTTGCCGGATTTTAGGAAACCTTCCCGATAAGCCGCATTCAGGTTGCTTTCGCACTCTATCTCGTCTGGTAGTGGCAATCCCCATTCTGCATAATTGCGCACCATCTGGCGGTAAAAGTCAAGAATAATACCCTCTTTTGATGTGCCGTATACCCATGTCGTAATTGCTTCGCTTCCCAAGTCGATTCCCAGATAAAACCACATGCGAGTTCCTTTTTTATACTCGAAAGGAGGTTGGCGGTCATCCACTGAAATGATCGATCCTGCAAATTTCGGATGCTCCAGCTGTTCAAATGGTACATACTGTCCCAGGCGGATCTGACGGTTTCCAGTACGCTTGCGGGATGTGGCCACTGAGCTGCCCCATGAATTCAAGAACATGGTGACAGTACGCTGGCTTACCTTGTTGAACGACTTCGGATCAAACACTTCTCCCGTCTCGTTGCTGATGATTTCCACATAACCGGATAGGAATGCGGACAGTTGACGGTGGACTTCGGCAGGTGAAGGCTTGAATGTCTGGTGGGCAAACATGCTGTCCAGCAAGTCGAGCGTACGTTCCACGGCCTTGCCTCGATTGTTGTTGTCGTAGCCTTTCAACAGGGAAGAATAGCCTTCCGCCTCGAAACGTTCGATTTTCCTCTTTAATGAAATGGGGTTGGTCGGTAGCTTGAATTGCGGCAGTTTATTGATACCGCGCCAGGCATTGAAATTGTTGATAACCGTGGAAAGTACCTTATAAGTATTCTTCACCGGCTGGTTATGCTTGACACATTCTTCATAATGTTCAGAACGCCATCGGATGGCTGCTTTCAGTACACTGGCATCAAGGACGTATTCCTTTTGCCGTTCCGGATCAATTGTACCATATTTACCCGGACATACATCACGGAAATAGGAAACGGCTTCCAGATCCTCCCAAAAGAAGCGTTCCAGGGAACAATCCTTCTTTCGAGGATCCCCCAACTGTTTACGCCAGTCTTTGGGCAAGGTATCATAGGCAATCAGAACTTTGTTGCCTTGCCCTTTCCCTTCACGGGCACGATGAATGCCGTATGTTTTCTTTTTGTCTCGCGCCAGTTTCTTTTTCAACGCTTCCCACGAAGGGAAGAAGTCCGGTATCAGTTCTTCCTTCGTCACCACTATCATGTTATTCCATTCGTGAGGCATATCGTTTTTTGTTTTATTCATTATCAAAATGTTCCCGGAAACGGATTCGAACCGCTGACCATATCGCCTGAATTACCAGTTTCGATTGTTCTACCTGACTGAACTATCCGGGATACCACCCTCGTTTCGCGGGCCGCGTACCGCTCATGCTAAACCAATCTTAATTGAAACCTAAACCGATTGTTTATCCTTTATCGCTGCCACCAAGCAGACGTGTAAACCATGACTCAAACCGGTCGGCCTCCTTGCAGCATTCTTTCTCGTTCGCCATCAAAAGAAAACTGAACAAAAACCAGACTGAACAGAGCAGGCTTCCCTCTGCCGGTTTCCCGTTGTCCATCGCTCCGGCTCCGACAAACAGAAAGAACCAACTGATGCACCAACCATATAAAATCACCTTCACTTTCATATTCTTATTCTTTTATTTCGTTCCCGCCGCCGGTCTCGCTCCGACACCTGCAAGTCGTTAACTTTCTTGGCGGGAATAGTCTCGGTTTCGGTCAAACAACCTACCTTTGTAGGTCAAGTTAAAAAATATATTTATGGAGCTTAGTAATATTGCAGAAGCAGTCCTTCAGTCCTTACGAAAGCAAGGCGAAGGCAATCGTTCTATCGTAATTAATCGGGAGTACGCATCCGAATTGGGAATTCCTTACCATTTGCTGAAAAAGATCGTAAATGATCTTATCTGCGAGGGTTATCTAACGAAAAGGGCGGAAACCAAAGACGGACAGATCGTAAGGACCGTTAATGAGAACTGAATTCTTGTTTCAACTTATTCAGGGGGATCTTTTTCAAGGTTCCCCGTTCTGTCAAACTCTCCAATTCTCCTTGCAAATTCCAAATGCATTCATCGCCGGATCGTTCTTTGCTGTTGATACCGATAAAGCCCATGCTGAACAGTTCCATCAATCTGAATAAATCCGGATGTTGCAGCGAATATTCCCATTGCTCAAAGGACAAACGGTCTTCATATTCTAAGATACCATCGCACGATATGGACCGTTTTACATACATCTTTCCGGTAGAGTCATCCTTAACTTGAGCAACTCTCAAATTATAGCTATGGACTGATATCTCTTTATCAATATGTATATCTTTCAAATCGGTACAATAAATGTCTTCTTGGGCTGATTGTGTATTTCCTTTTTCGATTTCCATAATTCTCAATTTAAAATTTCTATCATTTGTTCTTATAGTCGATATCATAGCAAAAGATATCACCATTTCCGAAGAGCAATTTCGAGAGCGAGTCGATCCAGGTCTATCCCACCTTGATTCGTTAAAGGGAGCATTTGACCGTTCTCCTTGCAAAATAGTCTATTATCCTCCATGCGTACGAGATGAAAAAAACGAAGGTTGGTCTGCGAGAGGGATTGTGCTAATCTCTGTCGGCAAGGTTCGTGGCGGAGCTTTACTTTATCTATACGAGTCAATTGCCCGGTTGATAGAGTTTGAGTTACCAGACTACGAAGTCCGTTACGAAAGGAGCGTATTTGAACAGGAGTCATAATCCTGATAATAGCGGATGTTTGATTTTTCATTCCCATATGTTTTAGAAAGTTAGATTATATTTATCCCTCAATCGTCCGTTCTGTCTCTCCCTTCGCATTCAGGATACGGACGGTACGAGACATCGGTTTCTCCTCCATTAGGATTCCACCCCGTTCCAAAGCCATCGTCCGTGCTTTTTGGGCCGATGGGCTGTTACGTTTGAAACTGAGTGCCATTGAAAGTGCGGGACCGGTGATTCCCAATACCCTGCAAATCTCCTTACGAGCTATACCGTCTGCCAGTTCAATTTTTCTTCTCATGATTTGTATTTAATTAGTTTGTTTACAATAGATGTGTTGTTATCAGAAATTCATACTCTTTGCTTGGCTCAACCGTCACTGTCAGGTCCTCGGCCTCTGTGAATTGTTTTTTCTGTTTTTCTGTACTCATATTGTGAAATTGTTTGAAAATTGTCTACTTTTATGGCCGTGTTATCGTGTAACACGGTGCAATATTACGGATAATTATCACAATTACAAAATAAATCGTGAATATTTTCACGAAAAAGTTATTATTATGATACGCAGATTAGAGCAATTTATAAAGAATCAAGGACTTAGCGTAAGGTCTTTTGAGCAATCTATTGGCGCAAGTGATGGTATGATTAGGCGTGCCATCAAAAATAATACAGACATACAGAGTAAATGGCTATCTATTACTGCGGATATTTATCCTAATTTGGATATAAACTGGCTCCTAACTGGCCGAGGGTTCATGCTGAAATCCGAATCCACATCGCCCACGGGCGAGCATGTTTCAGACCCACTTCCACTGCCAACAGAAGAATCTTTATTATATACAATGTACAAAGAAGAAAAGGCTGAAAACAAAGAATTGATAGAGCAAATCGGTGCCCTAAAACAGCAAATAAAGACATTGGAGGAAAAGATAGCGGAGTTACAACTATCCCCTCTTCCAAATGTTGCCTCCGTTGGATCAACCCGGATCCGCAAAAGCGATGTTGTGGACTTGGGAGATGTCCAGTTTGTGGGACAATAATAATATATGGCAATAATTAAAATTCAAAACATTAAATATCAACAATAAACTTTTCTTATTATGGAATTGATAACATCAATCATTATTATTGTTTTTGCAGTATTGCAAATTATATTATTTTTTAAGGTTTGGGGAATGACAAATGATGTAAAGGATTTGAAAAACAAACTGGAATCAAAAAAAGGGAATGCGAGCAATTGGAGTAAAGATTTTGCTCTCAAAATGACTATCAACCAAAAGGAACAAGCTAAGGAAATTCTTTATAAAGAAATTCTATCCTCAAAAGCGTTTGCAGAATTAATACGTTCTAACACTGCTACCGAGGCATATAAGCTTAATATGATCGAAAAGATAAATAATGAGTATGATATTTATTTGAGAGCTATCGGGGAGTCTTCTTTTACTATTGATTGTGATAATAGGATTTACAACGTATTTAGGTAA